GACCGTGAACTATGTGAAGAGTGTGAACATGAAAACGATTAAAGATTATTTGTATCGGTTGCTCCTCAAGACGCAACTGACTGCCAATGAACACATCCGACGTGGTCACTGGAAAGTCTACAAGTCCGGCAAGCGTGTCTGGATTGATGCCTACATCGCCACGAATCCGGTGCATCGATGAGTTGGATTAAACTGCACCGTCGGTTGCTCGAAAACGACCTCACTTCCGACACCGGATCGCTCTCTCTCTGGATACATCTCCTGCTCATGGCAAGTCACAACCAATACATCTCCGTCCGTGGTGATTCCGCCGTCGAAATCCGACCTGGACAAGTGCTGACTTCACGCAAGAAATTGGCACTCAAAACCGGCCTTTCTGAGAGCAAAATTGAGCGCATTTTGAAGGCATTTTCGACCGGACAGATGATCGAACAGCAAACGAAGTCCAAATATCGAGTGATATCAATACTTAAATGGCATGAGTACCAGATGAGTGAACACCAAAGTGAACAACATTTGGACACTACCAAGAATATATATAATAACTCTACTAACGTAGAGTTATGTAAAGTCGGTCAAACACCAAAATCGAGGAAGAAAAAAACCTACAAAGAACATCCAAACTTCCAAGAATGGTGGAGCAAATATTCCAAAGCTACTTCCTCACCTTCAGGCTCACGACAAAACGCCTCTAATCAGTACCTGATCTGCTCAGAAAATTTCTCTCCGGAACAGATCAACCTCGCAACCAGACACTACCTCATCGAATGCCGACGTGCCGGTTATAACACCAAGCACGGTGAATACTTTCTCAAACCTAACCTCATCGAACAATACCAGGAGGAACCAACCAACCTAACCGATCCTCCAAAACAGGAATCATTCCTCGATCAGAAATGGAAGGAGTTGCATGGAAACCAACCACCAACCTCACCAGCAAAACCGGCAGGATGCCATCCTCCAAGGATTGAAAGCTTGTGAAATCAACTACAAGGCTCATACCTCCAAACACGGCACAACCACCGAGCAGGAATTCCAACTCTGGCTGTCAGAACTCCAAGACCTGTCTCCTGCTAAAATCACTCAGTCGTTCAAACTCCACCTCCAGAACTCAGCCTTCTTTCCAACCATTGCCGACATCCGAAACGCCATCCACGAACACCGACGTGCTAAAGCAGCCGACGAATGGAATACCAATACCAAAGCTCTTCCTCCTCCAGAACCAACCAAAGGCATTCCACCAAAGGCCATGAACCGTCTTAAAAAACTCATGCAACAGGCAGCCGAAGATCCAAAGGTCCAAAAAGCACTCCGACGCAAAGAATCGGCTCTTAACCTCCGTAAATCCTACAACGGAACACAACCAAGAACACGCAACCAGAACCGACGTGAACACATTCCAATGAGCCAGGAAGAACTCGACCGCATTTTCTACGGTAATAATTACGGCAGTAAGCATTGAGGCGCTCTTGACTTCACGATCATCACAGAACTATCCTCAAACATCCTGTTCGTCTTCGTGCGTCGTTACCTCATGGACGGCGCACACCACACAAAACACAAAACTCCTCATGGGACGACCAGCATTCCAGATTACAGACGAAATCATCACAAAAACTGAGCGTTTAGCTGCTCAAGGTCTCACTGAAGCGCAAATTGGTGCCTGTTTAGGCATTCAACCTGAGACCGTATGTCGCAAGAAACGAGCCTTCAGTCAGTTCGCTCAAGCCATAAAAAATGGACGTGCAAAAGGCGTCGGAACCATTACAAATGCTCTGTTTGAAAGCGCCGTCAAAGGTTCCGTTCCGGCTCAAATCTTCTACCTGAAAAACCGAGATCAGGAAAATTGGAGTGATGTTCAGGCGCACAATGTGTCCGTCGTCGCTAAATTATCGGACTCTCAGCTACTCGAAGAGGTCAGATCCGATCCAAAGCTGATCGAAGCACTGGAAACCTCGATTGCCGGAAGCAAATCACCGGCGCAGATCACGGATTCGCTCAACAAAACGTAGACAATTTGTAGACATCGGCCTTGCATGGAAGCACAACTGGTTGATAACATTGACGAAAAGGTGACAGAGCAGTCGATTGCAGATAGACCAGTCTTACGTGAGAGACGAGAATCAGACGATGCCATGATCATCGATAGCTGGCTCCGTTCAGGCCTGCAGTATCCGATCTTCACGGCGGAGTGTGGCAGACCCCCCATCCGCCTCCGACCCCCCCCAGGCCTCCTCCTCTCTACAAACCGCACATTCCTCCAAAAAATCCTGCCGTCGACCTCGGTCTCAGTCCTCGCAGATCCAGAGGATTCAGATCACATCATCGGTTGGATTTGTTATGAGGAGGACTGTCTTCATTTCATTTTTGTGAAGTACAATTTTCGTCGTCTTGGATTTGGTGCTGAGTTGATGGCGGAGGCGGATTTACCGGAGGAGTGTGAGGTCAGTTGGCGCACACCTGCGTTAAATTTTTTTAAAAAATACACATGGACGTGGAATCCTTACAGGAGTTTCAGATGAGAGTACGAGTAGGAAGAGTGCAGTTTATCAAGCCGGTGATGGTGCCTCATTACAACAGTTTTGAAGGATTGACCTGGAAGGATCATCGGCATGAGTTGGACATGGTATTTGAGGATGGCTGGTTAGTGATCCGTGGAATGCCTGAGCGTTTAAAAGGCCGGATGGTGGAGGTGATGGTACCGGAGAGCAACATTGCCGGCATGTTGACATTGGATGCAGAGTTAGAATGGACGAAGGAAGATGAGCGCAGAAAAGCCGAAGAAGAGGCCAGACATCAGAGACAAGAAACGAGGCACGAGGAGAGAGCGGATGCACGATCTGAATCTCGATCCTCAGACGAGAGCATTGCTTCAGAATCTGGTGGCAAGAAAAAGGCTTCGAGAGGCGGAGGATCAAAAGCTTCAGCAGGTCGCAGAAAAGCTAAAGGAAAGCTTATTTGACCGTCAGTTAGAGTTTTTTGAGAGTGACCGGAGGAAGAAGTTAGCGAGGTGTAGTCGACGAGCAGGCAAGACGCATTTAAGTGCAGTGATCTTGTTATGTGCAGCGATACAGTATCCAGGAAGTTTGGTGCCTTACATCACCTTATCGATGAAAAATGCGAGGCGGATTTTATGGACGACCTTACACCAGTTGGATGTGGAGTTTGGAGTTGGATTGGAGTTCCGTGCGAACGATTTAACGGCATCGTTGAGCAATGGTTCGAGCATCATTTTGGCAGGAGCAACGGATTACGAGGAGATTCAGAAGTTACGAGGTCCGAAGTATGGTGCAGTGGTCCTGGATGAGGTTCAGTCGATGAAGACGAGTGTCTGCCGGACCTTGGTGGCAGACATTTTAGAACCGGCGACGATGGATTTAGACGGAACGATATGTGCGTTTTTCACACCGTCTGCCAGTGCGTCAGGTTATGCGTTTGACATTGATCACACCGAAGATGCATGGCAGCGTTTTCACTGGACGATGCTGGAAAATCCGCATTTGCCGAGAGCCAAGGAGTGGCTGGAGGAGAGGAAGCATGAGAACGGCTGGAAGGAGGACACACCGGTGTACCGACGAGAATATCTTGGCGAATGGATTCATGACACTGAGACGCTGGTGTACAGTTATGATCATCGGCGGAACGTGTGTGATCCTCTACTTGACGGTATTCTTACCGATTTTGTTATTGGCATCGATCTCGGCTTTGTGGACTCGACGGCGTTTGTCGTTCTTGGCTTTTCAGAAGACAGTCCAGACGTGTATGTGGTCCATTCAGATAAAGTATCGGAACTTACGACGGAGGATATTGCACGGAAGATTCATGCTCTGGTTCAGAGGTTTGAGCCGGTGAGGATTGTTGCAGACTCAGGCGGACTCGGAAAAATGATTGTTGAGGAGTTGAACAAAAGGTACGAACTCTCCGTCTGGCCTGCTGAGAAGTCGAAGAAGCTGGATCATATTCAATTGATCAACTCCGATTTTACGAACGGCAGGATCTTGATTGAGGACACCGTTTCCACCGAACCTCTGAGAGATGAACTGAGTTTGTTGGAATGGAACTTGGCAGAGAAGGAGAAAGGACGGTACATCGAGAGAGATGACCTCGAAAACCACTGCACTGATGCGATGCTTTACGGCTGGAGAGAGTGTATGCACTACCTCCACCGGACGGAGAAGCCGGTTCCGATTCATGGCAGTCCTGAATTTTTTGAAAAATTTGAGAAG